CGTCCAGGTTGTGCCCCCATCGGTATTCGAGTAAGCCCTTGTAATTGCAGTACTTCCGTCAGTTCTTAAATATAACGAACCTTGAGGAGCTGTCACCGAGCCATTAGGTGATCCAGAACCTTGCAACACTTGTGGCCCTGCTGCTACTAAGTTCAATTTACCTGCAAGAACAATACCACCACTTCCAGAATTAATTGTCGTTGTCGATGATGATCCTGTCTTACCGATATTTACAGGCCCGGTTGTTACATTTGTTCCTATGTTGATCGTGCCAGTTGTAACACTTCCCCCAACTGTTATTGTGCCACCAGAAGCTGCATTAAGGGCTAACGTAGTTCCAGAGGCAATTGTTACGTTACCGGAAGAAGTCGACCCAACATTCACAACGTGGGCTGCTCCTGTTCCAGTGGCAAGATTGAGTGTAGCGATAGAAGTGGCACCATTATTATTTACGAGGTTGAAAGTACAAGCAACAGTCGTAAAAGCACCGCTGAAGATGTTTACGCTGTTTGTTCCACCTGTGAATGCAGCATTAAATATATTTAGGCTGTTAGTACCTTGCGTCAGAATACCACCTAATGCTGTGATAACCTGATTTCCTGCACTTCCTATACCGTTTAGTAGGTTCAGCGTTGTTGTCGCTCCTGGGGTAACTCCGCTCAATATATTAACTGTTTGAGCAGCTGTCGAGGATGTTCCTGACGCAATGTTTAATGTTTGGGCTGTTCCGGCAACACCATTCATAAGATCAACGGCTGCTAATCCTGCTGTGGAATCAGCAATGGATATTTTACCAGTTTGTGCAACTGCCCCAATCGTGATGATTTGGGCTGCATTACCACCCAAACCGATTCCAATCGTAGCAGAAGAACCACCGATAATCGTTACATTACCACCAGCATTTGATCCGATTTTAGTAACGTGGGCCGCACCTGTTCCAGTTCCTATATTAGCAGTGCCTATTGATGTTGCACCATTATTTGAAAATAAGTTGAAAGTAGCAGCAACCGTAGTAAAAGCTCCTGAGAACAGATTTATAGCATTTGTTCCGCCTGTGAAAGCTCCAGAGAACACGTTGAAACTATTAGTACCACCAGAGGCTATCCCACCGAAGAAAGTCGCTGTATTTGTACCTTGAGTAATTGCAGCACCTTGGCAAGCAAAAACCTGATTGCCTGCTGAGCCCACACCTGACATAATTGTCAACGTTTCAGTTGCCCCAGGAGTTGCACCAGTCATGATATTTACAGAATTGGCAGTAGCAATCGAAGCTGCACTAGCAATGTTTATTGTCATGCCCGCAGTGGTTACGTTACCAATCGAAACGATACCAGTCGCGCCCGCACCATTAGCAATTAGAACAGATTGGCTTGCTCCAGATGTTGAACCAAGAACAAGGTTGCCGGTCATCGCTGTGCCGCCAATTGTCAAAGTACCACTGGTTAAACTTGCGCCTATTGCTGCTACTGTCGTAGCTGCAAAGTCAAGTGTAAATCCACCTGTACCAGCAAGAATTGTTGTAGCACTTGTTGAACTAACCGACCCGATTGTGATCGTGTTAATGGATGCACCAGATCCCATTGTGATGGTATTTGTTCCAGCACCATCTGCCAAGTGAACCGTATTACCACCTGTACCAGTTGACAAATTGAGTGTATTAGCACCGTTGCCGATACCTAAATTCAAGGTGTTCGTTGCCGAGCTATTACCAAGAGTAATTGCACCTGTAGATTGAGCCGTCCCGCCGATAGTTATTGCGCCCGTGGTATTCGCTGCAAACATTGTCGCCGTCATACCTGCAACTGATGTAAATACAAAATTTCCTGCACCAGCCTTGAGCGTTAAAGAAGCACCCGCAGTTGTGCTGCCGATCGTCACCAAGTTAGCTGCAGCATCATTAGCAATCCCGACGGTATTACCACCACCAGTTAATGAAAAGTTTCCTGCCCCAACCGCTATCGTAATAGCTCCGGACGAACCTCCGATTGTTGTGGCTGCTGTACCAGAAGCATTTAAACTGACAATACCAACAGAGGTCAGCGCTGTAGATGTTACAGCCGCTGGAGTAGTTGAACCTAAAGCAAAAGGAACAGCAAAGACAGAAGCTAAACTTGCAGGATTGATTGCATAGTTTGTGGTAAGAAGACCCGCTTGTGCTTGAGCATTTGTTGCAAGATATACATAACCTTGTTGTAACGTAGTAGCAGGAACGCCAGCACCGACGACAATAGCGGCTAATGCTGTAGCAACATAATTAGCAGGTGCCACATAACTTGTACTCGGTGCGCCTCCAGATTCTACCTGGGCTAAAGAAGCAAGATAGACAGTGCCTAAAGAAGTTGTCGTTGCAGCTGCACCCCCAGATTGACCCCAATTTCCGGCCCCTGTCGTTTCCCAAATTACTGGAGGATTAACGCTATAATCGCTCCATTGTGTCCCGATGTTATAGACATCGTTTATAGTTGGAGGTCTTTTATTTGGGCCAACCATAGGAGGATGAGCGAAAGGATCAACTTGGATACTGTCGAAAGGGAAGCTGGAAAAGCCTTGTGCCATATAAAAACTCCTTGTTATTTTTAAATTTGAATCTATGTTATATGCATTAAAAATGAAATAAAATAATGATTGGACTTGAAGTTTTATGTCACATTGTGATAAAGTGTCATATATAACAAAGGTTACATATGAACGATTCAGTAGTTAGAGCGAGATTGAAAACTGAGACCTTCAGAAAATATAAAGTTTTTTGTGCTATGGCTAATTTATCTGTCACTGAACAGACAGCTAGATTAATTGCAAAATTTATTGAAGAATCAGAAAAAAATGTTAAAATTATTAAAATTTTGGCAAAAAAAGAATAAAACAAAAATAAGGAATTTTTATGAAAAAGTTATTTATATTATTATCAATTCTACCTGCATTGTCTTTTTGTGATTATAAAATGTATGATACAAAAGATGGTGTATTTGTTATAGATGAAAAAAATGGAAGTATTTTTAAATATACTAATTATAATGATGATGTATATGGTGAAGATAGTGATTTTACCCGTATATATTATGTAAAATATAAAGATGATGAAGGTATTAAAGGAAAATTTCAGCCGAACGGTGAATATATTTTAATTACTGAATCAAAAAGTAAAAAAATTGATATTAATCCCAAACTCATAGGAAAAGTAGGAAAACAAAGATGATTTCTTTTTTATTTGGATTAGTTGTTGTTATCGGATTATCTAAAATCTTTTGTTGGATGATTGGATTATCTTAGTCGCCTATAATCATAGCCAGCATTTCGGATGTAATTCCAAAATGCTGCACCTAAACTTGGATTTTTACCTTCCCACCAGCGACCATATTGATTTTGACCATTTGTTCGTGCTGATGCTGAACCGTTTTGAAATGCATTAACTACATTACCAGGCACTGAATCATATTCATAAACTGAACCACCTTGAAATCTGACTTTTAGTTTTTGATTTTTAGGATTATATCTGAATCCATAAATATTAGAGCTGTTCAAGTTTGCATGAGGAATTCCATCAGCTTGCAAAGGATTTGGCCCTTCTGGCATCATTTGCTGAAGAAATTCAATATTCCTTTGCAATTCTGCTGGATTTCGTAAAAGAGCTTCAGTGATTTGACTAGGATATGTCGTTAGATATTGCAAGAATGCTTGTTCATTTTGTCCTGCTAAAATCCAAAGCAGTTGAATTTCTCCATGTGGTGGTGCGCCTAATTCTGGTTCTTGCGGTGGTAATTCTGACGGTGGTTCTGGTGGAATCGGTGGTTGTTCTGGGGGTAATGGCGGAGTTTGTGTTGGTACTTCTTGTCTTAACTGAACGATTCTATTTGAAGCATGCTCCATCGCTCTCGCCAATTGAAGACGCATTTCATCGGAAATAGGTTCACCACGTTCGATGAGCAATTGCATTAATTCGCGAATCTGATTTTTGATATCTTCAATTAGTTGTTCATTCATAAATTAAGTAAATTCTCTAGAGCTTTGAGAATAGCATCATCAACATTTTCTTTCTTTTTTTGTGGTTCTGGTTGCATTCTGGATTGTTGTGAGGTTTTCATCTGTAATAATTCTTTAATATATCCTTGAGGGGCAACTTTTTCCTGTTTTCCTATAATGTCTTTTATGCCAGATCTGGCCAAATTAGTAGCATTTTGTGGTGAAGGTGAATTTCCTAATTGATTTAATTTTTGTTGCATTGCAGCTACTTGTTGTTTTCCATAATCAATATTACTTTGAACCTCTTGGGGAGAAACTGCTTGGTCTTGTTCGGGTTGCTCTTCGCCTTGTCCACCCATTAATCCAGCAATACCACCTAAACCTGCTGCTGCAATGGGCAGAGATGAACTACCATTTTTTTGTTCTAAATTTCTTTGATTTGATATTTCGTCAGGTCTTAAAGTTCCTTCTGATGCACCCTGTGCCAATTGTTGTCTTTTTTGAGTAATTCCTGCGGGTTCCATAGAGTTACGCAAATAATCTATAATTGCATCTGCACCATATCCTGCACCTGTTGCCGCCTGAATAGCAGTTGATAAACGTGGATTAACTTTTGAAATACCTTTCAAGGCTAACGCAGCAGGCACATATTTACTAAGTAATGGTAATATTTGATTCATCTTTTACCCCAAAAATAAATTCTAGACTTTTCTTTTGCAGAAACTTTACCCTTTTTTCCGAACGGTTCTGAAAGATGAGAAAAGATAATATCTCCTAGGGTATAATCAAGACCATAATATTTTCCTAATTCGTTCTTTTGATTGTCTGTTAGAATTGATCTTCTTGTTTCAAGATTTGAAATTACATCATCCATAATTGCTTGATCATCATATCCTTTATCATGTAAATCTAATCCAATTGTGAAAAGACTATCTTCAGGTGTTAAATTATCAGCAATTTTTTTGGCTAAACTTTGCTGCCAATTATGATGTTTATAAATAGATGATTGTTCTGGAATTGCTTTATTTTCTGCAGAAGATAGAGGATATCCTATTGTGCTTGCTAGATGATCACCAAGATCATTAAGGTTTTTCATATCGGAAACAAATATAGGCAATGCATCATATTTAGCATAATCATCCCTTAATTGTTTTAAAGCTTTCACAGTTTCTTCTGAGGCCTGTCCAACATTAGAACCATAAGTTGCCATCAGATCTCTTCTTTTGGCAAATTCTAAAGCTTCTGATGCTGTATCTGCCGCAGCCTGTTCCGGTGTTTGCCCATCCGCAATTTTATTTAATCCAATTCTCTTAAATGTATTTTGAATTTCTCCAGGCAATGATTGATAGGTCTGATTTCCCTCTTTTTGCAAACCCCTATTGAAAATCGTTGAATATGAGTTATCAAAATCTGATTCTAATTGTTTATCGACATTCCGGACATTTTTATTGGCATCCCATATTGCTTGTTCATTTAATAATTCTTGTTGAACAATCGGAAGAGCATCCGTTAAGCCATTGGGAAAACGTGCTGGATCAGCTTGCGCTATATCATATGCTCTTTGTTCTTGTTGTCCATAAGTCATACTAGGCCGTGGCCCTCTAGTTACATTTTGAGGTTGTGTTAACGTTGCGGCTTGACCTGGTTTAACTTCTTTTGTAACTTTTTGACCTTCGGGTTGATTAATAGTTATTTTTGTTTCAGGTTGTCCCTGTTTTTGTCCAGTTCCTGATTGTGCATTAGGAGCAATATTAGACTGGGAAACAGGTTGCGAAATTGGTGTACTAATAGGTTTACTTTCTCTTTTTTGTTGCTGTCTAAGATAAGCATCTAAATTTTGTGCAACATCTGGAGTAACTCCTGGTATTGTCAAAGCTTGAGTGTAATTTTGAAAAGGCGTTTGATTACCAGCGCGTTTTTCCAGTTGCGCCAATCCTTCTGCCATTCTTCCCCGTTCCATTTCTTTAGGCAAAGATTCAGCTAATCCCGTTCCAATACCTGAACCGATACGACCGAAAATATTTCCTTGTTTGACTTCATATCCTGCCATTTTATCTCCTCGACAATCTACTTGTCTGTATTTGATTGCCACCTTGTGGATTAGAACCATATGGACTTGAATTTGCACCCACTGCATTACCACCAAACATGCTTCCTAATCCGCCGCCAATTGCGCCCCCTATTGGACCTCCTATTGCGGTTCCTGCTGCCGTTCCTATGGCTGGAGCCAATTGACTAAAGAAGCCTGGGGATCCCGCTTGTGTCATTCTGTCCTGACTATAATTTCCTAGACCCATTTGACCTATATTAGCTAATCCCTGAGCACCTTGTTGTCTCAAATTAGCTCTAATTGCACCAAGTCTCTCACTTAGATCAGTTCCAGCATTCACAGCAGCATTGCGGAAACCACTACTTTGAAGGCTACCACTACCACCGTATCCAGCAAACTGTTCAGCTAAATCCGGTATGATCTGTTCATTAAATTGTCTCATTTGTGGAGCTGCAAAATTTTGATAATCTTGCGAATCATTTCCTAGAAGACCTCTATAATAATCTGCTGATTGTCCAAAAGCACCTCCGGCCCCTTCACTTTGGCCAGCATTTACCAATTGTTGATAAAGAGGTTCTTGTTCTTTTCTAAGTGTTGAAATCTGATCATGTTTTTCTGGAGTTCCAGTAAGAAAATTACTGGCTTTTTTATTCCATGATTTTGGTGCTAACCCTAACCATCCTACATTTAATCCAGGCATATTAAACCTCCAACATATATTCAATTACTACATTACAAACATTATAAACACCATTTGAAACAATAATTACATCAACTGAATTCATACTAATCGTATCTGAATTTCCGAATATAGTTGCATCAAATGTACTTTGATTAGTGGCAGCAGCCCATAGATCAACAAGGGTGAAGTTAACATCAAATGTAATACCATGCGCCACTGTGATCGTTACAGCAGTTATGGGGCCAACTTCAATGACCATTCTAAAGACTTGTCGGAATTGTCCCGGATTATTCCCCGGTATAGCAGTAACAGGAATAAAAGCTTTTCCCGTTAATAATTCCTGATCAAGATAGAAACCTATTTCACGTGAATTGACAACATTTGATATTCTTTTAAGTTCTTCCACAAGGAACTGTCGCCCTTCTTCCCATTTTTCAGGAATGGTATCATAAACAGGAAGGTAACTTTCAAGTTCCTGACTTGAGAAACTCATATTCCCACCGCTTGCCAATAGAATTTAGTGAAAGTACTTGAATTATTATTGATCACAAAATTAGCCACGCCACCCGTTGCTGCCACAATCGCATTTACAATCAATTGTTGAGTAGGATTGCCTGATGTGATGGGAGTGGCATTAAGGGAATAACATCCTCGTGTAAAAGGGATCGGAAATGTTACAGTTAATGTTGAATTTGCTGGAACTCCCGTCACAAGACCATATTGTAACAGCATTCCTCCGTTAACGGCATTGCCAACATTGCCAGGAAGGAAAGTCCATCCTCCTATAAAGGTAGCACCACCACCACTTCCATAGGATGTATTAGTCCCAAACAATGCATAACTGGCATCTATGCAACGGCTAAGTTGATATCCGTTATTTGAAGTATTATTCGTGTAAACCAGATTGCTATTGGCATTTAATGTTTGAGTATAAACTGTTCCTTCTCCGGCTGCTAATCCTGCCGGAATACCAGCAGAAACAGGCATTTCAACAAATTTATGCTTGCCATTATTCGGAGTTACAGAAAATGGAACATGATTAACGCCAAAACTTGTATCTAGTTGCTGAAAGTTTCCTTGAATGTTCTTGTAATCCGTATCGAGGTTAACCAACCCTGTTGGGATAAGCGGCTGAAATGTTGAGATAATTACCTCCCTAACTATTCTTAAATTAAATATGAGACCAAGTTTTTCTAGTTCTTATATCTTGTAAACTAGATCTTGATATTCCATATTTCTTTATAATTTCGTTTCTTTGTATTTTTGTTTTTAATAATTCTCTAATTTCTAAAACTTGTTTTTCATTTAACTTACTAAGCCAAGATGCTTCTCCTTTTTTCTGAGGACGCTTTCTCAACTTAAATTTCTGTTTAATCTCTTCGCTATGTTTCCATCCCGAGGAAATTTTATTTCTTCCTTTTTTTATCATATCATGAATATTCTCTTTGTGTGTTCCAATCCACAGATGATTAGGGTTAACACATTTTCTATTATCACATGAGTGACAAACAAATTTACCTTCAGGTATTTCACTTTTAAATATTCTATAACTTTCTCTATGCGCCAATAAATGTTTTCTAGTTGAGTTATAACCGCTTACAAGACATCCATAGCCATTTTTCCCAATCTTTCCCGTCCATTCCCAACATTCATTAGATACAATATGCCTATTCAAAATCATACATTTGATTGAACATTCTTTAGCAACTTTTCTATGTTCCTGATTGCAAATTGGACATATTTTACCTTTATTTTTATCACGCCATTTTTGTTTATGTTCTTTATTTCTACAATCTCTACAAAGAAGACCACCAAAAATTAATTCTCTTAATTCACCACATGTTTTACAATTTCTCACGACAAACCTTTTGTTATGTTTGTCGAATTATAATATAAAGTACCCCACTAAATCAATAAAAATTTACATGAATTAATGCTATATCTGGGTCATTCGGCCTGCTCTTCGCAGCCATAGAATCATTGCGTCGATTTGAACATCTAGTTCTTGCTCGATTCCAGCCATTTGCGCGTTATTAAAAGTGTATTGAAGTGTAATAAAGTTTGCTCTCGTGGAACAATAAACACGTTGCCAAAACTTTGATCCACCAATGCCATTTAATGTTGATTGTGTCGTTGGAATTATCGAATTAAAAAAACCATCAGGAAGATCTAGCGTAGAATCATCCGCAATCACATTTTGAGGAACCGTATTACTAACTTGATTGTCATTATAATCAAGATAGACATTAAGACTAATAGCACCTGGATTTGTTAATTCTGTTGAATCCATGAGAATATCAATAAAACCCATCTGAATGCTCTGTCCATCATCTGCAAAGTTAAATTTCTTGCTGACTATACTGAAATTATCTCTTATAGAAATATATCCTACCCCTACAAATCCCATTGCTGTATCTACTTGAGGTAAACTAAACTGTCCATCAATCGGATTGTAAATAGTTAATTGAAAATTATTGACATCATTAACAATTATTGAAAAAACTCCTCCATTCAGATTGTCAAATGGCGTGCCGATTGGAATTCCACTAATTAATATCACTTGTCCCGTTTCTAAGTTGTGATTGGGACTAGTTACGACTGTAGCGTTGGGATTATTGGCCGTTATGGCGGTAATATATAAACTGGGATCATTAGTCGTTTGCTCATCCAATTGTTCTATAAATCCCTGTTGATTTCCGCCCACAATGACAGGATCACCAGATGGTTGATCAATCCAAGGAAAGTTGCATTGAATCCAGGGAATATGAGTATTTACCCAAGTCCTGCTCTGTTGTTCTTGGAACGTCCCCAAAGCCGTCAAAGAATCTGTGAAAATGGCCCATGAGTCATTTTCATAATTGTAAACTAAACGGCGGTTGGGATATCTTATAGTCAATGCCGGAACAGTGTCATCTGTCATTTCATCCGATTCGCCCACATAGGTCCAATATGCCAAGCGATTAATGAAATCTCTTATCCCCTGTATTCTGAATAATCCATGATTCTGATCCTGAAAATGAAAGACAAGATCTGGAATCTTGATATCTATTCTTTGGCTTTTGAAACTGTCGCACTCAACAATACCTTTATCACCTATACCGACCAAACTCGTATCAAATTGAATAGCACTAAAGGTACTCGATGCACCAAGTTCACTATTAACTTTCTCAATTTGAAAGGGAGCGATTGTCCTTCCTGTATAACGAAGTTGCCATGTGCTACGTTCGCAATAAATAACGAGATTATCACGCACAAAACCAACTGAAACAATATCTTCAGAGGTGGGAATATCAAGAAAACCTCCTTGTCCACGTATATCATCTCGCCATGCTTTTGCATTCACTGTACTTACAATAGCACTTACAACCGTAAAGGGATTGCCAATAGCAGCCCATCTAATGCGGTTAGAATAAGGCCCAGTCGATTCTCTTGTGTTAAAAGCTACCAATCTACCTCTGAACGGTAAAAGCGCAAGGCATTGATTTAAAGTATTACCAGCGGCATCAACAATTGGTGAAAAATTTATCCAATTCGTTCCTGCTTGACCATTTGTATATCGTATTGGATCTCCCGAAACAGAAAAGTTAGTTGCCCAGAATATTTTAAGATTTCCATCACCTACCCAGTAATTCGTTGTCCAAAAGAATTCAAAATCTGTGCCTGTCCATGTAGTTCCAGGAAGGAACTCTTGAAATATAGAATTGTAATTGTAAGCATATTTTGTATCGAAGAATATCGTTTCATCATTGACAGCATTTTGTAATTCGCGATTTCGAATACCCATGACAGGTAGTCCAGGATAATAACTGAATGTAATTAGAACGGCGACACCGCTAGGTGCACCTATTATCACTACTGCGCCCATCAAATAATTGATTGTTCCAGTGATTCCAGATGCTGGAACCGTTGCTAATGTTCCATTTCCTTGATCAATGAGTTGTGTTGATCCTACATCTTCTGACCAAGTGCCACCCGATGAATAAACACCCCACAATTGGGAATCGCGATTGATTGTGAAACTCGTAGGACTTACAACCGATATAACATAAGGGCCGCCATTAATGGCATTGTCGCCACTACCTGGAACGACAACAACACCGGATATAGTAATAACATTTCCTGTAGATAATCCATGGGGTGCCGATGTGAAAACTTCACAATTAGTAGTATTATTGTATCCTATTATTGTCCCTGTTGTAACTGTAGTGCTAAAATTAAGGATTACACTTCCAGGGACTATTTGAGCATTAGTTTCGGGAACTATTGGAGGTGATATTCCTGAATAAATATTAAATGACCAAGGTGATGCTCCACTTATTCCAAGAGATAAATTGGCGAAATTGCGTTGTAATCTACCAAGCAATTGATAAGCTTTTTTTCGTTTAAGTCTTTCCCGCCATACATAAGCATTTTCTAAGATCGGGTAAGCATCTTCAGGAAGAATGAATTCTTGGCGTGATTGTACTAACCCTGTCTCCATTGCCTTGATATAGAGAGGAGAATAACCAGCCATTAAACATATCCTCCGCCGCCATTGCCCCAACCATAGAAATTTATTCCTTGTGTACTATTGAAAAGTTGAAAGTTTGGTTGTCCGATTTCTTCGATACCTTGGCGTTCAAGAACTAATCCCTCTTGGCGCATAAATCCTTCTTCTAAGTTGGCTACGCCCTCCATATCTTGTCGTTGTCTCAATATCTCCCTAGCCGTTCCGTAAGCAATATAAAGAGCCCATTGATTAAGAATTGGACTATCAGTAGCACTTATAAATTGAACTGGAGTCAAGTAAGTTTCGATCTCGATTTTATGTATCAACTTAGGAACAGGACGAACAGTAAATTCATTATTCCAGAAAAGAACACAATAAGGTCTTCCTGTCTGGTATTGTGCTACCCATAAAGTCATTTGAGTTCCAGCAGCAGGCGCCACCGGAAATGTAATGTTAAATAAACCAGTTACATAATTTACGGTGCCTATAGCATTCGTATAGCCTGGCGTTTCAGTTCCTTGATAATTTAGTCCTGGATTACCTGTATTTTGATTGTGCATGCCTGGAATTGGGGCAATTCCATTTTGATTATAGATAGGAACAGTCGTAACAGGATTTGGCACTTGAAGTAATAGATTGCCATTTCCATCGTCATTTACACTTATCGGATTACCATTTGTATCAATTCCACCTATCACAACTTCTTTGCTCAAAAAAGGCCCTGCAATAGTAAAGGTAAAAGTGACAGTAATTCCATCCCCATTTATTGGCTTAAATAAAGTAGGCCACCTAGGCCATAAATTTAAAAACTGCGTGCGATCCTTAAAAAAAGTACCAAGAATGCCTTCAACGTATAAGGGTGCACGCACACCCTGATTAAAATTAACATCTAAAGGGTAACGATCTCGATTAGGTTCAGTAAAAAACGTGTAAACTGAACGCATTTGGTCTATCTTGATCGCATAGGGAAAGTCATTGGAATAAAAATAATTGATGCCAGCATCAATTTCATCAGTACTCAAAGCATTTTCACTAGCACAAGCAGTGAGTCTACGCACAGTTTTACGAATGAAAACAACTGTATTGTCTGAGGGTGCTACTGATGACATTTTTTATCCTTAATAATTTACTGGAATCAATTTATGTACCCAATCCCCCTCCTGATCTTGAGAAAGAGGCGAACCATCCTTATTAACTTTTTCCCCATCAACTTCAAGTAATCCACTTCTTTTCATATTTTTCATCTCATTAACTTCTTTTACAAAACCATGAGGCAAGTCATAAGTTCTTCCAGGAATAAGATGATACATTTGAATTGGATCACCAGCATATCGACAATAAGGTTTTGTCAATCTTTCGTGTCTTCCTATTCTATTTATATATTCCATTTTTACAACGCGAGCATCTTCCTTTTTTTCTTTTTCAAGTTTTGTTTTGTGTTCGGGTTTCATATGTTTGAAATCATTAAATTCAACCGAATTTGTCAGTGTGTTGATGAGGCCATGAGCTTCACCCGATTGTGTATATTGGCATATTTGCATAGTCAATTTCCTATGTTGTTTAATGATTGAAAACCAATCTGATTTGTAAAATTATTGAATTGTAAATTTTGTGAACCATTTGGGGCCAAACTTGCAGGCCCGGATCCATCATTTGGATTCACAAAAGGATCAAAATTGGTGCTATTAATATTAAGAGCTAAATTTGATCCATTAACGGAAATGATTTGTCCTTTTAATCCTTGGGCTTGCCACATTCCCCAACCTCCTGGAATTGTTAAAACAACCACTTGTCCAGCGATGTAAGTATTAGCTTGATCGCTAGTCATTGTCGTTGAAATAACCATAGGATTTGCCTGCGTTATCGCTGTAATTTCAAGTGCTGAAGGTATAGCGACAACAGGAGGTAAATATACATTAGCGTTATTGGGTATGGTCATGTACAGCCGCTTTACATAAAGGAAGGGGACAAAAATGTCCCCTACCTTATTTAAGTTCCATTACCACCTATAGTCGCTGTCTCCATTTTGTACGCCTGCCAGATGATAACATCAGCAGCAGAACCCCCTGGGGAATTCGCTCCTGCTGGTAAATATATGTAAGGGACAAAAACACCACTATGAAATGGTACTTGGTTAAAGTTATAACCAGTTTGAACGCCCGTCAATGGGTTATATTGTGTTGATTGCCCGGCTGGTGCAATGGTCGCTGGCAGTTGAGTTGTCGGCGATCCTGAACTTGCTGGGAAAGCAAATGCTGTATAACTAGATGTATCCACGTTGATCAAGAAATTATATGGATCAACGATAGATGTAACAACAACAGGCTTACTTTGATTTTGATAGAAATTATTGAGTTGAACCATTCCAAATGATCCTGGAACAGTGAATTCCCATTTCTGACCTAAATAAACCATATTAGCTTGAGAAACGGTCACTTGTGCATTTACTGCTTTAGAAACAGCAGTAACATATAAGTAACTTGGTTCCACTGGCAAATATTGATTTACCCTTCTAACTGTAAATGCTGTCGCAGGAGCTGCAAATCCAGAGGAGTTAAGCCCAAGCAATGTAAAGCCAGAACCACTCACAGAGGAAATTGTAAAGGTCATTCCTGAGATTTGTTCCATACCTACAGCATTGTAAATGACAACTTGGTCGCCCTCGCTATATGTATTCGTTACAGTAGCTACAGCAGCTGCTGCTTGGGTAATGGTTGTACCTGTCAAAGGAGCTTGTGGATATGGAAAGCTTGAAACATACGTGAAACCATTTGAGGCAGTCGATGTGGAAAATAGATCCATATTAATGACCGTGGAACCCGCTTTTCTCCAACGGATACCGTCATTAACCGCAGTAATACCACCCCCAAACCATTCACCACCCACGCATACTGTAGGCGAAGCAGCCGCCATTTGCGTATAGTTAATAGTTTTAAAGTAGTCGACACCAGAAGGTAATGGGATAATTTGATTCACAGCTGTTGCAGGCTGTGTAAAAGTACCCTGAGTAACAATCGTAAAAGGCATACAGTCTCCTTATGATGGGCTAAAAGTTGTTACATTCAAACCGGAGATCCAGTTTTGGTTTGTAATCGCTCTAGCAATTGCAAACTTCGCATACAGTTGGCTATTTTGAGCCACAGATGAAACAACCCAAGGCGGTCTATAACCGACCACAGCAGTGTAGTTATTCTGCTCAATCTTAGCGGCAGCTTCGAGTCCATACATCGGAACTGTATAAACTGTATTACCTTTGAGTGAGATCCCTGGTATTCTTGCTGCTTTAGACGATACAAAGAAACGGAATCGGCTAATGGAGCAATATTCCTCTGGTCTAATACCCTCTTGCGATGGATAGTTTGCTTTAAGTAAAACACCCTGGACTTTCTGCAAGTCATTAGTGACATTAGTCGAAGCAAGCGCAATGAAGGCATCCCTGGTCGGGCCTGTCGAAAATTTATTTTGAGCATCTATGCTGACAAGCATTGTGCGGGCATCATTACCGAGTAAGATCGTTTCGATGTTGTTCACATCGTTCAACGAGATATTACTAGGTTGATCCCCGTTCGAACCACCTGTTGCATTGATGTAGGAGCATTCTGTTACTTTTATGACCTGATTTCTCAGGCGGGGCAACCTCTTCGGATCGCCCTCACCATATCTCTATGATGTTCAGACTATCGCTTCACCTTTCGGTGCCTTCTCACTTAGTCGTTCACGGTGGCTTTCGCCTTCCGCCTTGTTGTCCGTCTGCTTAAGCAGCGAGGAGTTCCAAGCCAATCAGAGTAGGTTTAACGAGCGCCTGTACGTTAACGCTCGAAGAGAATAAATCTCGCATTAGCAAGTCTTCCTTTTCCCTTAACCATTGTCCTAGCAATGCTGTGAACTTGGTTAATGTCTTGCTGTTCTCATATAATGCGACTTGTTCGTTAGTTACGATTGATTTTGCATATATTTCCATGGTCGCGTCGATGTCAGTCCTGACAGGGACCTCAGAAGCGGGGTCTATTCCAGAACCATCTAATTGACCGCCATCCGTAGATAAACGCTCAAAACGTGACATACGTGTTGTTTTACCGATATAAGCTTCGGCATGATGTAGATCAACCCCGAAAGAGTGAATGAGGTTGAACATAGGTGTGCTAAGGAGGTCTTCTGCCGCTTGTACGGGAAGTTCCGGAGCAAAATTGTTGATATTTGTAATACCTGATGGGAATGACATAATAACGCCTTGTCATAGGTTAGTAAAATCCCACGTTTGCGAAACGTTTAATTCTGCTGCCCTGACGAATGGCAAAAGTCTGTCGTGCTAGCGAGGCGTGAAGTAATCAGCTAGATTCACTATGCAAATTAAAGGTTTATTTTTGCAATATATTTTATTCCTGAACCTCAAAGAAATATTCCCATTTTTTAAAAACTGCTATGAGTGATGAGTTGTCGAAATCACCACGTTTTCCTTGGAAAAGTGTTAATTCATCAGTCCATTCAGCCCAATCAGCTTTAAGCTTCACACCTTCATTTCCTGCTTCTACGCATACAAAAATTGTTTTCATGACAATCCTTTCAAAAGCTTCTGCATCCTCGCCCAGTTCGCTTCTTTGCGGGCTTCATCCAGTTTGGCACCTGGCATTGCATTACCGCCGTGTGTGTTACCTGGTGAAGAAATAGAGCCAGGTTTGGCAAGATTTTTCTCTGCTTTATTTGAATCTTTCTTAGATTCTGGATTAGGAACGAATTTCTTTACCGCTTTATACATAGCATTCCATTTTTCGTAACCTTCGGGCATATATTTAAATGGTGCTGTAAGTTCAGGGTAATGATAATCTAGATAATCGCAATTCTCTGTTGTTACTACTTGATTGAAGTCAGGATAAGTTTGCATGATCCTATTAGGGGCTTCTTGCTTTTCTTTCTCTTGCCTCTGTCTTTCATATTCAGATTCTCTTTGTTTGAGTATTGCATCCACTCGTTTATCAATTCGTTGCTCTTCTGTATCTGCAATATCATTTTGATTGTCATATTGACGATCATTTTGAACATTAGGTTTATTGGTAATGGCTTCCAGAGCTGCTTTCAAAGCATCTGCCCTAGCTCTTTCCTCACCCATAGCTTTCTCGGCAGCTTCTTTAGCTTTACGCTCTGCTTCCCGTTGCTCTCTAAATGCTTTCCAATTCGTTTTATTTTCTTCTGATTTTATATTTGGGGCTGCTTCTATTTGGCTTGGCTCAGTTGCTTGGACTTGTTCTTTTTGTGACTCTGGTATATTTTCAGGTGTATTAGGATTCATGAGGCTCCAATGAATGAAATTAAATTAAAAAAATCTGATATTAAGAAAATTAACAAAAAATTAACCGAAAGTCTATCTAATTATAGAAAATTTATGTCTTATGCTGCTGGAGACGTTCCTTTAGGTGTTCTTTGCCTTCCAAAACCTACGGAAAAGATCTTATTGGATAATGGCTTCTTGCGTGTCTATGACCTTTTCGATGCTGATCTTGCTAAAGTCAAAGGGCTCGGGCAAATCCGTATCAGGGATCTTACATCCCGCCTGGATCAATTCCTTGCGATGCGCTAGAAAATATTCGTGCTCTGATGGCATGTTGATATTATGCTCATGACGTATATACTCCCAAAAGGTGCCTTTAAAGAATGCTACTGACCATGCTTGCATTGTTTCATATCGTTTATTTACGAGGATTTGGGAACCCGCTAACTCTGCCATTACCATATCACTTGGAAGCACCCATAGGCGTTTTGTTAATCTGTCTAATGGTTTATTATATAAAAACACTGCTTGATTCGGCCTAGGTTTTGGAAGATATGGCCAGCAATAGAATTTTCTACGCATTAGGTTTGCTATGAGAGGATCTTTAGCAATCACCATAACAACACAAAATTCTTCTTCGTCAATGATGTTAATATGCTTTGCAATAGATTCTCTAAGATGGGGCATAATATCATCAGCTAAAGCATGCCCTACTTCGAGAGCATCATATTTTGTGGTATCATTAAAGGCTTTCTTGGATAATTCTCCTGCACTAATTCTTTGACTCAATTTTTCTTTCCAAATCTTTTAAGTTAATTATGTGAGTGTTTTTACAAATTTCTTGAGCAAGTTTATATTTGGGATGTTTTTTTTGTTCTTCTGTGGGTTCTATGTACACTAATTTTATATCACCCATCAATGACCTTTCCATGTGTTTATTTCGATTTTGCGAAGGATTTCAAGCATTTTATTTAAAAAATCAATAATTTCTTTATTGTCAATAGTAGTTGTTAAAGGCGATTGTTCTTTAGGGGATATTTCTTTTTTTGCCATATATTTATTCTTATTTAATTTTCTCTAACCAGTGCGTCACATTACATAAAGGTTTTTCATCATTCCACCAGTAACCCGATTTTCCAGTATATAAATGTTGCCATAGCATTTGATCTTTATGAAAATATGATTTGATTTCGTCGCTATTATTTAATCTGACTCGGAAGATTCCATTTTTAATAGAAGGTAAACGTTCTTCTATTGAAATCCATTCACCATTAGATGTCATTAATGATCACACTCATTAACTTTTTGATGTGGTGTTGGTCTCATTGATGGTCTTCTAGCTAAGAATGCTTTAGCAGGATCCTGATCGTTTCCGACAGGAAATACAGACGATCCGACATCCATTTGCCAATGATCGGAACCTGGATTGCCTTTGCGCTCATTTACTTTTAATGGGCTGGAATCTTTTGCTTTCATATTACCTCTTGTAAATTCGGCGTGCATCACTGCCGTTAACTATCTGTTCCTAAGGAACCATTTATTCGCCATAGTTATGCACATGGGTTCAGGCGTTCACGGTCATGGCCTACGTACCATTTAACGATAGATACGTTTTTAGGCGTATCTATTTCATTTTGGAGGGATTTGCACCCTCAACCTGCATATACCTTTTCAGGTAACCGCCTCTCTTCTCGTTGAGATACAGAATGAAATTAAGGATAATTCATCTTATGCTTTTTAGCATAGCCTGCAAGCCCTTCAACTGATTTCTTTAGATGCATGGGATTTTCCATCTCACCTTCACAATATCTGCCATCAGCCGGTTTTGGGCATTCATGTTCTTTTTGCCAGTGACCTTCGTTAAACTGTTTCATCGCAGCTTTTTGGCCATGTGCTTTTTGACTGTGTGCCATATAGACTCCTTGTCTTTTTTCTTAAGTAATAACTTATTCCAATATTTCAAGCAATATTTTGCTGAGTTTGTGGTTGATTTGCTTGCTTCATCATTTGCGCAAGCTCAAATGCAGATCGTAGTTGATTGAACTGCACGTCCTCCAACTCCATAGCAAGCTTGACCAAATTCAAGTCTGATTCCATTTGCTGATGCTCAGCAGAGGCACCTATTTCTTCGATCTTAGCATATGTCTCTTGTTCTTTGGCAAGATCTAACTTGGATTTAGCGAAAGCTTGCATGACTTTGGATTGATCTAGCTGAGCTTTGGACTGCGCTTCTGCTTGCTGGGCTTGCTGTTGTTGCTGATTCTGTTCTTCCATATCCTGGATAACCTCACGCTTATTCGTGATAAAGGCAGCACGCAAAATGCTCTTGTCGGCGATACCCATCCCCAATTCTTTGAAATGAAGTAACTGCTGGAGTTCCATTTGTCTTTGCGACGTCGAATAGTTACCCTCTTCGACTGCAATGGAATATTTTTGGCTATGACTTGTCCAAAATCTTGGATCTGCTTCATGTCCAAGGATATTTTTGATTTTACCCTTAGAAAAGTTCTTACGTATGGCTTGTAATCTGATCTTGCCATAAAGACGCTGGGTATAATCCAATTTGTCAAATATAGTCTGCAACGTCGTGAGACCAGCACCCTGCCTGAGCATGGACAATATACCAGATTTATCATCTGTCGCCGCTCCCAAAAGTTCTTCATTAACACCTGATATTTTCGTTATATCTTCGCTTAAACTAGCACTTAATTCAAGCAGAGATTGCGGAATTGCTGCCGGTTCTATACGTTGTACTTCATTAGGCAGGTGACCAGCCTTTAAAGGCACCAAAAAGCCCTGTCCTGATTGTCTAAATGCTTTGACGTCTGTCACTGCATCGACCGGGAATATCCATCCAGAATTAATCTGAGACTGCAAGATTTCGAGTTCAATAACCTTGCGCATATTATAGAGAAACTGCGGATCACGAAGATTGCGGATAACCCCCATACAACGCCAAGCGTAATTAGTAACATCCGGTTCATAATAACACATGGAAGGTACACAGGGATAAGCGTCAATATTAAGTAAATTCGGGCCATCATATAATTCTTTATCACCCAGGGAAATACATAGTTTTACGGTAGGTACTTGTACTTTCTTGACTTGAAGCCAAGGTTGTTGTGCGAGTGTCCTTTCCATCATATCATCTTCGTCACTCTCTTCTTGATCCCATTCGACCGCCTCACCACTTTTAGGATCTAAGATAATAGTGGCTTGACGCGTAGTCCTATAGTGAAATTCATCATATGTGAATAGATTATTCAATGCGATATTCTGAAGTTCAGCTTGTACAGGGAATCGACCATCCTTCATTCCACCTGGTTTCATCTTATCAATTTCCTTCGCATACCCAGGTAAGAGGGCTTTCGCACCTTCTTTACTTGTCCAGCGTCTTCGCCATATCCCATTGCAGTCAGTTAAATCTTGCTTGCGAAAATATTGATCTATCAAAAAATTATTATATGATACAGCATCAGTAAAAAGATCGCCTGAGATAGGATCTAAGGTATAATCTGGATAAAGATAAAGCAATGTCATGCCAGTGTCACAGGAGCCTTCAAATGCTTGTGATAGATACTCTTGGAAACCATCTCTTTCTTCACACCAACGCATTACAGCATTATAATCGTCAGCAAGAGGATCATCTGTACCATGAATGGGAAGTGTTATCGTTGACTTACGATTCTTACGTTGAAAACCGCAAATCATATTGATATGACGACGGATTAGATTAAAGAAATAGCGATAAGCATTTTGATTGTAGTTATTGCCTGTAGACCATCCATAAAGACCTTGATCGCCTACCTTGAATCGCTTGTCGAGAAAGCCCTGTGACCACAAAGCTGAATTCCCGGGGTACGATCCAGCATAAAATTCATCCTTCATCTGCTTCAAATTTTTAGCTTTTGAATCACTAGGATCAATATAGCCTCCAGAACCACCTAAGTTATAGCCACCTTTATCATATGATCCCAAGTTTTACCTATGCTTTTTCTATTTTGAATCCATATTCCTCTAAAAAGCTTTTAGCCCATTGAATTTTTTCTTCTAGTCTTTGACCAGAAGGTTGTCCACGATGCCAAAGTTCAAGATTTTCAATGCGATTATCATCACGGATACCATTTTTATGATGGACAGATTCATTACGTTTTAAAGGCCTTTTTATGTATTCACTCATAACATAACAATGCTCTTGTATGCAATCATTAGCATTTGCATTAGGATGACCTTTCTTATAAATCATTATATATCCTTGAGGTGTTTTCCAATAACCTTTAGACTTTCTTAATGGTAAATCGATAGGAATTCCCCTTGATTTTCTTTGCCAACCTCTATTTTGTTTAATCCTTTTTTCTTTATGTCCTGGTATTTCTTTATCTTTTCTATTTCTTGTGCATTTTGTACAAAGATTTAATCCAATATTTGTTATTAAAACATTTTTGCGTTGACAATCATTGCAAGGAAGAAATGTTTTATTTTTCAATCTTACTTTCCTAGCACAAGAAAGACATATTTTCCCTGAAGTCTTAAATGTTTTTAAACAGTCAGCACATACTTTGGGATTGATGGACAATGCCCATTTACTTTGATAACAAGAACGACATATATCTTTATAAGGCGTGATTTTTAGTTTTTGACAGATAGAACATAATCT